CTTCCCTTGATTCTTGGAAAGGTTCTTATTTTATGTTTATTACACCAGGGGTATTTATTGTATTTTGAAATAAGAGTATCGCAGTTGTTGTTTTTACATACCCTTCCACTACTATAAGTCTTAGAGGGTTTACTATTAGGGTATTTATTACCTTTGATATACTCACTCATACCATATATAGTATAGGAGATGAAATGCCAAAAAAAGGGTATAAGCCGAAGAAGGCTAATAAAAAAAATAGATATAGAAGATAATGCCTTTTAAGAAAGTTGGAAAGAATAAATTTAGATCCCCTAGTGGCAGAATCTTAACAGGGAAGCAAGTCAGAGCTTATTACGCAAGACAGAGAAAAAAGTAATGGCTGAACGAAAGACTTGTAGTAACTCTGGTTGTGAGAAAAGATATACAGCACCAAATAACAATCAAAGGTATTGTTCAGAACAATGTAGGAATAAATCTAAGTATAAAAGAATTAAAAAAAGGGAAGCTGAAAAGAATTTTGATGTTATTGATTTAGATCCATCTCTGCTTAATCGTGGTGCTTACTACGAAGAATATGCAAAAAAATATGGGGAAGCAGTTGAAACTAAAAAAATTAAAAAGATAGATGTTGCTAAACATTTAGGGGTAAACAGAGATCTTGTTAGTAAGATGCACAATTCGTACAGAATTGATAAGCGAAACGAGGAACTGCAAGAGAACTGGAAGATTGATAAAGAAGCAGAGAAATCATTAAAAAAATTCTCTGCGTTTAGAGATAGGTACTTTCAAACAGAAACAGGAGAGAAGTACGAAACAGCAGACTTTCACGAAAAATGGATTAACTCTATTTTAGATGCAATTAAGACAGGTGGGGAACAAATGATTCTTTCTCCACCAAGACACGGAAAGACAGACTTACTTACACACTTTGCAGTATGGCAGATTTGTAAAAACCCTAACACAAGAATTATGTGGGTAGGTGGTAATGAGGAGATAGCAAAGAACGCAGTAGGAGCTGTACTAGACCATTTAGATAATAACGAAAGATTAATAGAGGACTTCTGTGGTCCAGGTGGTTCATTTAAACCAAAGAATAGATCAGGCAAATCTTGGAGTTCAGGTCAGTTCACAATAGCAACTAGAACTATTACAGGGATTAAATCTCCAACTTTAGTTGCAGTTGGGAAAGGTGGAAAGATTCTCTCAAGAGATTGTGATTTAATTATTGCTGATGACATTGAGGACCACGGCACAACTGTTCAACCAAGTGCAAGAGAACAGACAAGACAATGGTGGACAACAACTCTTTCTTCAAGGAAAGAGGAACATACAGCTATTGTGGTTATTGGCTCAAGACAGCACCCAGAGGATTTATATAACTTTCTTTTAGAGAATCAAGAGATGCAAACAATCGTTGAGGAAGCACATAGTTCAGAATGTGTACTTCCTGAAGATGAAGTTAAATTACATAAAAAGTGTATGTTATGGGCATCTAAGCGAAGTTATAAGTGGTTACTCTCAAGAAGGAGAGCAGCAGAAACAACAGGTGGTAAAGCTATCTTTGAAATGGTGTATCTTAATAAAGCATTTGTTGATGGTATAACAATGTTTGATATTGATGATATTGATGAATGTAGAGATGTGAATAGAGTAGTAGGACATATTCCATCAGGAACTCATTTAGTAGCAGGGTTAGATCCAGCATCTACTGGGTTTCAGGCTTGTGTGTTATGGGCAGCTAATCCTGAAACAGGAATGATGTATCTAGTAGATGTTGAAAATGAAGAAGGTGGTGGAATACTTCAAGCAAAAGATTCAATAAAGAAGTGGTATGAGATGTATGGACTTGCTCATTGGGTGATTGAGGAGAATGGATTTCAGAAAGCCATTAGACAAGATAAAGATATAAAAGACTATTGTGCAAGACAAGGTGTTTATTTAGAAGGACACCAGACACAGAAAAACAAATTTGATCCTATTTTTGGTGTTGGCTCTATGAAACAGCTATTTCAGGAGAAATTAATAAGTTTGCCTTATGGTAACACAGAAAGTGAAACTAAGAGTAATATATATCGTAGGCAGTTAATTTATTTCTCAACTTCTGCTAGTAGAGGAAAAAGTTATAAGTCTGATGTAGTTATGGCATCTTGGTTTCCAATGCGTGTCATTAGAAGATTACAAAAGGAACGAATAGCAGAGATAGGGTTGGATTATAAACCAAGTTTTGGAGAATGGGATATAAGCGAAGTGAACGAAGCACCTTGGAGTTAATATGAAAGAATCAGATTTACAAGATAGAATAACACAGTTACATTACGATAATCAAGAAGCATATGCAACAAGAGGTCGTATTCGTTCCATTATGAATGGTGGACCTTCAGGTATTATGGCACTTCTTGGCGACCAGATCAAAGGTTTTCAAGATTGGCAAGTTCCAGTTCCAAACCTTATGTCCACAGGATTAGAGCATTTATCACAAAAGATTGGTAGAATCCCAAATCTTAAAGTAGATGTACCTAATGACAGAGATTCAGAGAGGTCAAGACAAAAAGCACAAAAGATTTCAAGGATTGTTACTGCGTATGATGATAACCAGAGGTTAGATATTCAAATGCCACAAGTTGGTAGATGGCTACCAGGTTATGGATTTGCTGTATGGGTTATTAGAGAGAAAAAAGATGCTAGTGGTGTTCCTTATCCCTGTGCAGAGTTACGAGATCCGTATAATTGTTTCCCAGGTTATTATGGTGCAGACCAGAAACCAGTAGATTTATCAATAGTTCGTAGAGTACCAAAGTATGCGTTAGAAAATGCGTATCCAGATTTCAAAGATGTAATTAACAGAGATGCTAAACACGAAGGATTAAATATCGGTGGTGGATATGCTTCTCCATATACAGATTCTTATTCAGGTTCTTGGGCTAACTCAAACGGACAGGGAGATTTAATTGCAGAATATTATAATGATGAGGGAACATATATTTATCATATGGCATCAGGTAAGACTGTGGACTTTATTGCCAATCCATTACAAAGTGGTCCTGCTTTCGTTGTAGCTAAGAAGTTTTCATTTGACCAGCTACAAGGACAGTACGACCAAATTATAGGTTTAATGGCATCTATGGCAAAGATGAATGTTATGAGCATTATCGCTATGGAAGATGCTGTATTTACAGAAACAAATATTTCAGGAGAACTTGAATCAGGACAGTATAGAAAAGGAAGGTTTGCTGTAAACTATCTAGCTCCAGGAACACAGGTTTCAAAACCAGCTTCAAATGTTCCTTATCAGATTTTTCAACAGATAGATAGAGTTGAAAGGCAACTTAGGATTGGAAGTGCTTATCCAGTAACTGATGATAACCAATCTCCACTTAGCTTTGCTACTGGTAGAGGTTTAGAGGAACTTGGTGCATCAATGTCTTTAATGATTAGAGAATATCATACAGTAATGGCAGATGCTATTGAACAGACAGACTCCAAAAGACTTGAATGGGATAATGTTATGTATGGTGGAGAACTAAAACCATTATCAGGATATATGGATAACAAGTTCTATGCAGAGAAATATGATCCAGAGAAAGATATAGGATTTAATTACAAGACACGCAGAGTGTATGGAGCTATGGCTGGTTATGATGAACCACAGAAAATAGTTACAGGTTTGCAATTACTTCAAGCTGGGATTATAGATACACAGACTTTACAAGAGAACCTTGATGGGTTAGATAACATAGTTAGAGTTAATGAACGAATAACTAGAGAGAAAGCAGATAAGGTATTGTTTGATACTTTACTTACACTATCACAACAGGGAGACCAGAGAGCAACATTAGCTATTGTAGAGATACGAAAAAACCCTGGGAATGTAGATAACATTTTAGATAAGTTTTTCACGCCACAAGCACCTGAAATGACAGAGGAAGAAATGTCATTTGTTGGAGAACAAGCAGGTCCAGCTCCTCAAGGACCACCACCAGGAATAGCACAGATGTTGGCAGGAATGGGTGGACAATGAACGAATTAGATAAAATATTTATAGAGATGATTGATCAACACCTTGTTGATGTTGATGATACAGGAGATGATATTCTTCTTGAAGATTTCCTTAAGAAAAGAGTCATTATGGAAAGGATGCCACAACAATTTTTACCAATAGGTTATATGATAATAACTCCAATTATAGAATTTTATGAGGAAGATTATGGCGACCAGATCTTCTAGTAATAAAAAAGTAACCAATAGAAATACTAATGTTCCACCACCAGCAAGGAACTATTCAGATAATACACAGGCAGTTAAAAGAATACCTGGTGTTACTTATGGAGAACAAGATGCTTTGGTTGAGCAACAAAAGATAGCTCCACTTCCTAAAACAGGAACACCAAATGTTCAAGCTACTTCAAGACCTATGCCTAATGTAGATGTAGTTGGAGAAACAGAATTTACAAATGAACCTGTTACAGCAGGTTTGCCTTTTGGTCCTGGTGCTAATGGTCCAGTTGATACAGAAAATAAAGGTACAGATATGGTAAAAGATTTCATCTATCAAAGTTGGTTAGCAACTGGAGATGATAGTTTACTTGTGTATTTATAATGGCAACATCAAAATATGATATTCCTCATTTTGTTAATCCTGATAGAAACGACATAACAGAACAACAAGCAGTTAGCCTTAGTCAAATAAATCAAGAAAGTGCATCAGTACCTGAAACTATAATGGTTGAAGCTGCAAAGAACAATGTTGATGAATCAATGGTTCAGCAATTGAATAGTTTTTTTAGTAGATCAAA